TTGCGGGCTGTTCCGGCTCAGGATTGACTGCCTCCGCTTCCTTGCGGTCCTGCTCGGCTTTCAACTTGGCCGCTTCTTCCTGGCGGATCCGCTCGCGGTCCTCGGCCTCTTTCTTGGCCTGGGCTTCCTTGTGTTCAGCAATGCGCGACTTAACAATGGCTTGAAAGTCGTCATTCGCTTTTATCAAAAGCTGCTGGTAGTCATTGAATAGAAATCCAAAATCAACCTGCTCTTTCAGCACCGCGATATTTGATCGCATAACCTCAGACACCTGATTGGCTTCAATCTTGGCCGTGGCCAGCGTGTCATTAGCTGACGACTCCAGGCTGCTGATGGTTTTCTTGCCCTTCATGGCACCAGCAAAGTCGGCAGCAATGGCAGGCATATTGACCGCGCAGTTAGCCTGGGCTTCCATTGCTTTTTCCAGCTCACCGATATGTGCATCAAGTGATTGTTTGGCAGTACCAAGAATGGCTACCCGTCGATTTTCTTTCTCTACCTTAACCAGCTTATCCAGCGCCAGCCGCTTGGTACGCATGGCGTCTTTCAGCTCGTTGATAGTCTTGAACAGTTCGTCGATGCTGGCGGTTTGCTCCAGTGCGCGGGTTTTGGCATCTTCCAGTTGCTTTTCACCCTTGTTCAAAAATTTAACGGCCGTATCGGCATCGGCAAAATCCTGATCAGTTACCAGTTCGGTTTTGATGCCGTCAATAATGGCCAGTGCTGTCTTTTTGAACTCCGGCAGGTTAGTGGTAGACACCGCGCCAGTCAGCTCAATGCGCAAGGTAGGGAGTGAATCAGGAGTAGTGCCAACGGCCTCGGCCTTGGATTCAGTTGGCACATAATCGGCCAGATCCTTTTCAAACTGTTCCCAGCCTTTAATAAGGCTCGCGATCCGGATGGCATCACGCTCGTACCAGGTAAATGCCATGGTTTCCTTGGTACCGTCGGAGCACATAAACAGAATTGAATCGGCACCAGATACCAGCATCTGCTGGTCCATCTGCCACTTATAATGATCATCCAATTCACCGGCCGTTGTCGCCGCAAGCAAACGTTCGTTTGCCAGTTTATGCTCCCAGCCAATATCACCCAACATAGTGAGACCATCCATAGAAGCCAAAAAGTGTTGATCGTCATCTTCAATCGTGGTCGGGAATAGCTCTTGGCCAATAATGTCCTCGGCAATAGGGCGAGCACTGGCCTCTGCCTGATGGCCTTTATCAAAAATACGCTGTTGTGATGTCGACACTTCCTCTGAATGACCAGTCGCTTTTTGCTTCAACAGCGCATCCCGAGTCTGGTACTTGCCGGCGCCCATCATGGCCGGGGCCTCAGACGCGGTGAAACGCTTGGCCCGGATGTTGTGCCATTCCTGGCTGCCTTGAATTGCATTGATAATGTGCATCACTTAACCCTCTATTTTAATGGATTTGATTTTCTGCTGCTGCTCATCGGTCAGTGCGCCCTTGCTAGAAACCGTGGCAATGATGTCGTCGGGGGACCTCTTGCCTGACTTAATCAGCCCAGCCCAAGCATCAAAATTCTGGTCGAACTTGTCAGCCGGGTAATACTCCAGCGCCTGAACCTCGGGTTCTGCTTGCTGCTTCGGCGTTACATCCTTTTCGCCCACCGGGTAGTCCCTGGCTTCCTCAACAGTAATCAAACCACCCAGGGCGTCGGCAAACTTGTCACGCAGAGCAAAGCCACGCGCTCGCCACATCAACATGCGTTTCGGGTACTGAGTCCATGGGCCCTGCTTACCCCAGAGTGAGGCAGTATGGGCATCTTTCTTGCTGAACGACTGGGTGTGTTTCTTCTGGTCACCCTTGCGCCATACCGTGCAATAGGCCGTCATGTTGGCCTCATCCATTTCTTCCTCAATACCACCAAAGGCGGGATGATTTTGAACCAGAGCCAGCAGGGCATCAGCATAGATCGACGGCTTGCCGTTAATCACAGCGATATTCTGCAGCGATTGGATGGGATTCAGTCCAATCTCCTGGCCCATCATCATTGCAACCAGGGTGGCTTGTGGGTTGTTGATGTACTGCTTTGGCACCATGCCAGACTTGGCGAGCATGTCGGCCAGTTGCATGGCTTCCTGCAGGCTGGATGGCTGCATTGCCAGGCCGGTACTGCGGCCATTTTGTAGTGTGGCTGCGTTCGACATTTTATCTGTCCTTTAAATGGGGTAAGTGCTGGAAGTCCAGGCCAGAAACCAGACAACTCCGATTCCAAGACCAATAATTAGAACACCAACTGCGCTGGCGGCTTCGATCAACTCTTTGCGGCTCATGCTGACACCGCGTTTTCAAATGAAGACCATGATTTCCGTACAGCCGCGTCTTCCTTCATGGCCGTGGCAACCATTTCCCAGTGAACCTCTGCCCACTTTTGCGCCATACGTCCCAATACCCGCGCTACCTGCCCAACCTCAACATTAAGCTGCTCATCGAACGGGTATGCGGCATACTGACGGCACAGTGCATTGCTCAAGTCTTTGTACAGCGGATCATCATCTTCAATCGCTTTAATGATCAGATCCTCAACCGTGAACGTGCCATCGGTAACTGGTACGTCATTACCGTTTGCAATGCTTTCAGCAATGAACGAAACAAATTCAGTGTGCATGTGATCTCCTTCAAATGAGTTGAGAACCGGCGACCAGGGCATCATCACTGTTCCTTCCGATTTTTTGTTAACCGTTGCGCATCCAGTCTCAAAATTGACAGCGGCGTACAGAACGTCATAGCCGGAATTAACCATGAAATGACTCACTTCTAGTTCGATGACGGTTTGGCCGTAAACCCGGCGAGACCAGGCACGTTGATCAACAGCGTTCAACCATTCACAAGCGGGCATATGTGGGCCGTTGATAGTCAGACCGGATACCTGTACTGATGTTGGCAACATAATCATTCTCCAGACAGGCAGGGCACAGACAGGCTGGCCGAGCACGATTGGTTGTACTGCTCAATAGTTGATTCCAGAGCAGTCAGGGAGGCTTTTAGCTGATCAGCCGAAGTGATTCTGATCACCAAATTCGCGGTGCTGTACTGCGGGGCAAATTGTTGTTGTGTGGTTGCCATTTCGTTCTCCTGCGTGAACATGACAACAATAACAACAGATGTTTTTAGTTGTGTCAACAACAAGAGTTGTTATTTTTAATAAATTTCTGGTACATGGCGTTATTTAGCCGTCACCGGTAGAGCCGAACGGCCGGCCAGGCGCTGCAAGGTGGGATTCTTAGATGGTAGCTTTTAGGAGTGAAAAAAAAGCCGCTAATTTAGCGGCAACGGATCATATGTTGTTGATTTTATTGATCAATACTCTAGGTCTGGAAATCTTTCATTTTCCTCAGCCAGAAAGAATCCTAGGTCATTAAGGCTTACCTCTACTTGCCCCTCCACAACTCGCCAATTAACGTCACCCATAGTGCTTGTGTCGAAAGGGCCGATAATCTCAGGCGAAATAACCTTTAGTATCTCAGTATGGCGAAGCCCAGCCCACTCCATAAGCTCTTCCTTAGTTGGCAGCGTGCAAGCACGTATTATTAGGGGCGCAGCCCAATAGTTGGCTGGGATCTCATTCCAGGTTTTTTCAGGCACGATGTATGGAGACCTTGAGCCATTTTCATAATTTTCGGTGTAGGACAATAATGTCACCATACTTTTTGATGTGCAGCTGTACGCCGTTCGATAAACAAAATCAATGCTAATATCAATGTCTGGCTTGTAATTTCGAGACAGCGTTGTTATGTGAACCGTATCACCCCGATACTCAAGCGTATCAAGCTCAAATGCCTGCAAAACAAGGCCTTCACCATCACTAGTGGCCTGATAGTCCAACGCAATGAAGCCTCTTATGGTGGGGGCGTCGCTTGCATTTACATTCCATGAGAAAGTAATGCATAGAACTAATATCAGTTTTTTCATCTTCACTTCCTTACGTTGATTGTTTTAATTAATGATGTCGAGAGTCCCGCTTAGAGCCCTGACACCCTAACTACCAGAAAGTAGCTGACCAAAATACCCGGCCAATCACCCGGATCAAGTCATGTACCTGCTCGACTGTGTATTCCTCATCCGGGTACTCATCATTGAACGAAACCAGACGAAGCCCATTGCCGGGCATGCGGTTAACCTGCTTGATTCTCAGCATGCCGTCGTGGTCAAGCGCATACAGCTTGCCATCCCGTATCTGGGTGTCTGCCGTGTCAACGCCCACGACAGCGCCGTCTGGCAGCTCCCTGGCCATTGAGTCGCCAGATATGTAGGCACAGCCAGCATGATCCTCCGAGACACCGGCCCGACGCAGTGACGATTTGGCAAATTTCAGCTTTGCCCCATGGTTTTCCGATACCTGGGTTCGACCTGATCCTGCAGCCAACTCAACCTCCCTGAACAACGGCACTTCGATTTCGTCATCGCCTATCGGGGTATCGCTGTCCCAAACCTCCATCTGACCAGCCCATTTCAACTCATTAGGCCGTGAGTGGTATGAGCTCGCTGGCTCCCTTGTTGCCATGGCTTCCCTGACACCATTGGCCAGCCAACCCATATCTACGCCTAATGCCTTAGCCAGCTCAGCAATTTTTCGTGAGCCTTGGCTGTCTCGCTTTTCCAGTGCATGAATGGCTGCCTGAGTCATTCCTACTTTTCGGGCAAGCTCTTCTTGAGTTAGTCCAGATCGTTCCCTGGCCTCCCGAACACGCTTTCCTAAAGCCATATATCTTCTCCAATTCCATAGTCAAAGATACAACATTGGTTATTTCCAGACCAACATCAGTTGTTGACAACAAATACAACAAGTGTTTTATTAACCGCCATATTAGGAGGAACCAATATGTCTCAAGACCCATCTAAACGGGTAATCCGTACTCCAAGAACCAAAGCCGCCCTCAAAAAAGCCATTGATCTTGCTGGCGGAACACAGGCTGCGCTGGCCGAAACGATCGGCAAGAAACAGGCGCATGTTTGGAACTGGCTGAATAAATACCCAATACCACCAGAGGAAGTGCTTCGAATATCCAAAGCAGTTGAGTACCAGGTAACACCCCACGAGCTGCGCCCGGATATTTACCCCAACCCCACCGACGGATTGCCAGCAAAGGCAGACGCCTGAATCCAAATTCAAAGGAGGACACCCCTATGTCCGAAAAACTGATAGCGCAAATGGCAGTCCACCTGACCGATTCTGAAAAAGAATCAATACAGAAACTCGCAGTGTTGCGAGGCATTTCCGGTTCTGAGTACATACGTGAAATCATGTCCGATCACCTCCGGGACAAACGGGCTCATTACATGACTATGCGCGGCATTTTCGGTGATGTAATAAGTTCTGACAGTTCTGACAGTGCCCCGGGCTCGGAGTAAGAGAATGTATTACTACCAATTCCACATCGGCGATTACCAGTCTGATACAAGGCATCTTGAATTGCTTGAGGATTTGGCTTACCGCCGGATGTTGGATCTCTACTACAAGTCCGAATCCCCACTACCGGAAGACACCAAGGAGATTGCGAGGCTAATAG